TGGAGGCTTAGCTCAGCTGGTTAGAGCGCCTGCTTCACACGCAGGAGGTCACTGGTTCGAGTCCAGCAGTCTCCACCACAAAAATCCCTGTAACCGCAACGGTTACAGGGATTTTCTTATTTCCTCCAAAACACGTTTGTAAGTAACGTGTAAGCAACGTTACCCGTTCTCAACAACGTGCATTGCCTGCCGCAGCGCTTCCTTTACGTTGGGATCGTCGGTGTCCTGCATCATGCGCTCGATCAGATCCTTTGCCTTGCCATCATCGCGGCTGTACCGGCCCATAGAATCCCTCTTGCGCCGATACGAGCTGCCTCTGTTGTAGGCGGTGCGCCCGGAAGACCAGTCGCGGGAATAGCCGTCATCGCGGGAGTACCCATCATCGCGGCTGTAGTCGCCGCTTTCAAACATGGCAATTTTGTCAATGTTCTTGATGGACGATGCGAGCTTGTGGATGGCGTCCAGTTCCGCAGCGCTCAGCTCCCGCTGGCCGGAAAACTCAGACAGCTCTTCGCACAGCATCTCTCGGATACCGAAAAGCTCCTTCATGTTCATGTTGCCCCTCCTTTCAGCAGACGCGCTCCACGATCATGTTGCTATTGGCAAAGCTGATCGCCTGAGCGCTGGTGTTCTCCATCGCTACCGTTACGCAGCAGCCCTTCGGCACGTCCACGTTGGCAGCGACATAGATGTTGAAATAGTTCTCCACGGCGGCGGGCGTTACTGTCGCCACGGCGCTGGTCAGCGGCTCACCGTTAATAGCCAGCGCGGCGGAGATTGCGCCCACCGTGCCACCGGTGGGGATGGCAATGTTTCCGCCGAAGGACACGCGGAACCGCGCCTTGCACTGGTTTGTCAGGCCACGCAAGAACACCTGCCCGCTGCCCTCGCGGTGTACGATGCAGGACTTGCCCGCAACGGCAGTTTCCGTCAGAGGCACATTCTGTCCGGCAGGTACGGTAACAATGTTGGTATTTACGTATTCAGCCAAAATACTCACTCCTTTCAAAATGCAGACGGCGGAGCTATTGCCCCGCCGCCTTTCAATATCAGCCCGGAGCTGAACAATTTCCGTTTTGGAAATAGATTTCTATGCAGTTGTCAGCAGCCGGAGCAGCCGGTGTAGCTGCCAGCCCACGGGTTGCAGGATGCATACGCCGGGATGGGCGTAGGCCGCAGCTGGGAGATCAGGTAGTTGTTCTGCGCAGCCTGAGACGCGGCCAGACGCAGCTCCTGATTTGCGCTCTCCAGATCGCGCATCTTGGAGTTGGTCAGGAAGTCCAGGATGGCGCGGCTGTTGGCGTTCTGGTTCTCCACGATGTCGCGGGTGGCGTTCTGCACGGTGTTCCGCGTGTCACACGCCTGCGTCGCCATGTCATAGCGCACCTGCGCAATGGCGGCTCTGTTCTCGCAGCAGCAGTTTGCCGCCTGCATCTGCATAGCGCTGAGCTGCTGCATCAGTGCGGCTTGCTGGTTGGCGCGGGACAGCTCGGCCTGTGCAAAGCCGTTTGCCATCGCCATGTTGGTGCCGTTGACAAGCTGCGCCTGCTGGTAAAATCCGTCGCAAAGTCCCTGATTTACACTGTCGATCTTGCGCTCGATGTTGGCAAAGTCAGAGGTCAGAACATAACCGTCCATCACGCCGTTGCCGCCGCCACCGAAGCCGAAGCCGTTACCCCAGCCGCCAAACGCGGCGAAAATGAGGAACAGCACGATCCACCACGCGCCATCTCCGCCCCAGCCGAAGCCGTTACCGTTGCCGGTGTTGGCAGGAGCCACAGGCATAGTCATCATGGGGGTGCCATCGGAAAGAGACATAGTATCACTCCTTTTGAAAATTTTTTATATCAAACCGTGGCCACGATTTTGATTTACTTGAAAAGCCCCTGAAATTGGTTTGCCATTGACTGTATCTTGTTCAACTGGTCTTGTGAAATCCTGCCGCTTTGCAGCATCTTCTCCACTTCCGCTTTTGGGTCGCCTTTAAAACTTGCCTTGAACTGCTTGAACTGCTGTAACAGTTGGGGAAAGCCGCTCATCGACCCCGGCATCTGTCCGCCACCTAACGCATTGAAAAACGGATTGTTACTCATCGTCTTCTTCCTCCTCTACCTTGCGCTTCTTCTTGCCCTTTATTTCGCTCACAAGCGCCGCCAGCGCGTCGAACTCCTTACGGGTCACATATTCCGCAGCGGGCGCTTTCTGCGTGTCAGGAGCGCTTGCAAGCCGCTCCACAAGGTCATACACCTTGAGCGTCGGCTTGCCGCTTGCATCGGCCTGTTTCAGATACACCGTGGGAGCCGTCGAATCCCACAGCGCAACCGCCGCATTGGGAGCGACCATCCAGCTTCTTGCCTCCTGTTCGCCGGATACCCACTGCACGCCGCTCTGCGGCAGAGGATTTTGCGGCATCGGCGGGATGGCCTGCATCTGCTGCTGCCTCAGCTGGGCGAGGTTGTCCTGCATCGGCGGCATATAGGGGTTTCCGTAGTATGGATAGTTCATGCTTCATCCGTCCTTTCCCAGTAATACAAGGGTGTTTCGGCTCCGGAATCCCATGTGTCGTGCCAGTCTCCGTCTATCACGCACACCACATGGGACACCAGCGCCAGCAGATATGTACCACGCGGGTGATCCATTGCAAAATCACTCACGGAATAGCTGTCCGAACAGTCATCCGGGATAATATGCCGTGTAAAGCCCAGCTTCTTGAGATACGCGCCCCACACGGTGTTGGCGCTGGGCATATCCGCAAGTGCCAGGCCCTGCATACAAAGCTGCACATACGTCTCATGCCAGCCCTGCCCCGTGGCGCGGCAGATCGCGCGAACAGGACAGTCTCCCACGTTCTTGCCGGAGGGATTCGGGTTATACCATACAAACATCACGACCACCTCTCTTTACTGCCAGCATACGGCAGATATTGCCGGAAAAAGCGTCAAGAAAAGGGCGAAAAAGTGCGTGGACACAAAAAAAGACACACCTACACGGTGTGTCTTTTTTCTGCTCTCAGGCCGTCGGCCATTTTTTGGTACGCGGTACGGCGGCGGCGCTTTACGCCGTCAACGGATACGTTCATACGGAACGCCTGCTCCACGCAGCTTCGTCCCCGCACGTCGCATTCCGCGATACACTGTGCCTCCTCCTGCGGCAAGTCAAAAGATTGGATCCACGCGATAGCTCTCTTGGGTGCCATGCTATGCAGCATAGCCCGTATTTCACGGTGCTCCTGATTCATCCTGCGTTACGCAGGCTTGCGGATCGCCTTGCGGCGGGATGGTGCCATAGGATGGTTGCCCTATCGCCCGTTGCTCCTTTCCTTTATTTACGGTGCTCGCCACCGGTTTTTCAGATCATCCACAGATTTTACCTTCTGCTCCGTTTTCATAATCGCCTCGACGCCCTGTCGCACGTCCTTCTCCTCGTAGCCATGCTCCAGCATTTCCTTATAGATTAAACGCGCCGTCTCTGTGTCGTTCTCCTTCTGCGCACGGTACAGCAGTGCGCACCAGGTTTTTCGGTTCCCGGCGCTCTTGTCCATACGGTAGATGGCCTTTTCCATTTCAAACATCACCCGTATATTCCCGGTCTCGCTGGCAATGCTCCTGGCGATGGCCCAGGTATCCCGCCCTAAGTTTGCCACGCTAACGCCGAAGATCTTGCTAACCACAGTCAGAAACTGCTTGCCGTTGTATGCTACCGTTTTTTTACCCTCCCCGTTGGCGCTGGAGATCATGGACTTGGTGGCCTTCACGATGTCGTCCACCGCACCGGCGTCCATGCGGTCTACGGTGTAGCCCTGCAGGATGGAGATGATGTCTTTTGCGTAGGGGATACGGCCCACCAGCGTAATGTTGCCCTTCACATTGCCCTGCAGCGCAATGTTCTTGATAGCCTCGCCAAAGTCATTTTCCTCCCCTGTAATGCCGGTAAATGCCTCCAAAACGCGCTCCCAGTACTTCTTGTCTTTGTCATCGTCTCGCAGGCCGTCCACGATGGACTGCGCCAGCGCATTCACCACGTCCGTCACCAGCAGCGCCCCAACGGCCCGCTTCAGCTGCTTCAGCGCCTTGCTGCGCTTCTGCGGGTTCGTTTCATACACCCATGCGTCGTAGGACCGCATCAGGATGTTCAGGCTCTTCAGCGGCTCACCCATAAAGGACGTGGCCTGCCGCGTCAGCGCGTCGCTGTCCCGCATGATCTGCGTCCGCTGCATAATGCCGTCAACCACCTGCGTCTGGTCGATGACGTCCGTGAACACCGCCGCCACCTGCTGATAGTAGGCGTCGCTGCCAACCTCCAGGCTTGTGTCCGCCGCCACCTGCCATTCGCAGGCGTTCCAGATCTTGCCCCACGTCACCGCGTCGGCTTTACCGGCCAGCGACATACTCTTGTCGTTCAGCCACGCCATAAAGCCGCCGTCTGTCCCGTATACCTCCCGTGCGATGGTGTACCGGCTGCCCTGGTCAAAGCCGGATGTGTCCTTGATGCCTGCAATGGGCGCCCATTTCCGGGCCTTGTCCCATCCGTTGCCTTTTGTCACGCCGTTGCCCAAGCCCTTCGCCATGTTCTCCGGGTCCAGCACCACCGCCGCGCGGAAGTACGCCGTAGGCTGCTGGATGACCACGCGCAGGTTCGCACCCACCGCGGCTCCCTTTGTGTTGCCCACGATGCGCTCCACGGCCCTTGTGGTGGCGCTGGCGTTCTTCACCATGCCGTTCTGCACGTCCCGCATCAGGTTCCGCCAGTAGCTCTGCGCCGCGTCGCCGTACACGCCGGACAGCACCTGCCGCACGTTTTTCCCAGTCAGGTTGCCCATGCTGTCCCGATACCGGTAGTTGTACAGCCGGTTGATGTCTTCCATCGGGGCCAGCAGCGTGGCGTACTTGATCATGTCACTGGCGTTCTGCGCAAACACGTCATACGCGCCGCCGATGTCCAGCGCATTGCTGGCGTTGGGGGTCAGCGCCTTTGCGCTGCCCATGTTCTTGATCGACCGTGCGTTGTCCGCGTCCGTCTCCACGCTGGAGGCCACCGCATCCTTTGCGGCCTTGATGGGCCAATAATGTTCTTCCTTGAACTTCCGATAGCCGTACACCTGCATACTGGCGTTGTTGCCCCACTCCGCCAGTTTGGTGCTTGCCAGCTTTTGCAGGCCGTTTGCCACCTTGACCTGCTTCGGCGTCAACGCAGAGGTGATGGCCTTGATGTCCTCCTCCGTCAGCAGAATGTTGTCATTCCCGCGCGGGATCGCCTTCAGCTTACCGTTCCGCTGGATCTCCGGCTGCACAATGCCGCCCACCGTCAGATGGTGCATAGCCTGTTCACCGCGCCGCGCCAGATTGTACAGGTTCATGATCTGGTCGGTGGTCAGCGTCAGCTCCACACCACGGCTGGTGGTGAAGGTGTGCCGTTCACCCCGGTTTTTATACACGTCCGCATCCAGAAACTTTTTCGCCGCGTTCCGCAACTCCATCAGCATCACGTGCTCTCGGTCCTGCGCGTTCCGCAGCGTTCGGTATACCTGCATGCCGCCGTCGCCGTAGGCAGAGAAGAACGTATACGGATCTGCCATGTCCAGCGAAATTTTCCGGTTTCGCCGCTTCCGGCTCATGCTGCCCGCCGCAAATCGCTCCGCCCACTCGCTGGTGCTCTTGTACTTCGCGGAGGAGAGCGTCTTGTCATAGGTTGTCAGCGTTGTTTCAATGGAACGGATCGCGTTCCACACCGTTTCCAGCTCGGACACGCTCATATCCGCAATGCGCTTGCCGCCCAGCGCGGACAGAGAATCCAGCAGACCGCCGCTTTCCGTCAGCGCCGGGTCTACCACCATATTCCCCTCGTTGTCCAGAATATCATCATAGATCTGCTTGAGCCGATCTGCCTCCAGCGTCCTTCTGGTGGGGTCGCCGTCCGCGTTCTTCCGAAGCCGCCCGTTTTCGTCGTAGCTGTACGCGCTTTCCAGATTGATATTTTGCAGCAGGCTTGCCACCGCCACACGCAGCCGCTCCGGAATGTGCTGCTTGTCCGTGGGATTCACCAGCTTGCGGGAGATCGCGCCGGTGTGCCGTGCAATCCGCGCCCGCATCGCCGTTGCTTTCCGTTTTTCGCTGCCCTCCTTGGTCTTCTCGTTGTACTTCTTCCGCAGCGCCTTTACGTCGTCCCGGCGCTTATGCCGCTCGCGGGACAGCATCTCACGCACACGCCCGACGGCCTCCTGCTTCTCCAACGCGCGCCTGTCTGCATACGTTTTCTTCTGCCGCACCTGATCGGAGATCATGCCGTCTACCAGCTGATTGGCGATCTCCTGCACCGCCGCATCCCTGTATCCCTCAAAGGGATTGTGGTAAACGCTGTCGAGCCCATCCAACACATCACCGATTTGCAGCAGCTTGTCCGCCTCCGTATACACGTCGCTGGGGAAATAACCCTCGCCGAACATCTCCGCCAGCTCGCCGTATACGGTATCTACAGACGTGCCGTTGGACTTGTTCAGTTTCAGCGTGCCCATGTGGCTCTTTCGGAAATCGCCGTAGTTTGCCATGTCCCCGCCGAACTGGATGGTCTGCCGCTTCAAATAGTCCCGAATTTCCAGAAGCTCCGCGCCGTACTCCGTCAGCTCAGAGGTGTTGTCCACAATGGCCTCCGCCACAGCCTTGGCGTGTGGCATTAAATCCTCCATCGTCACGTCCCGCTTCATCACAGCCTTGGCAAGCGCGTCCATCTCGCTTTGCACGTCCGCGTATTTCACATCGCTGCCGTACTCGCGGATGAGATTCTGCCCCAGCTTTTTCACGTCCCGCGCCACGACGGACGGCTCCTTGCTGATGCGCATTTCGCCCTTCAGCTCCTGCACACGTTGTTCCAGTACGCGGTTGCGGCTGGCCAGCACCGTGCGTTCCCGTTTCAGATCGCGCATCTCCTGCTCCACCTCCGCCGCGCTTCGCAGCTGATAGCGGATATTGTTACTTTTTTTAAACCTCTTGACTTCTTTCTGAAACTGTGCTAAATTTTCCTTGAGGGATGCATCTGTTATGTCCCCCAGCCCTGCTGGCTGGGCTACCTCTGACAGGTTGCCTCTCTCTTTTTTGTTGTAATCAAGCACGCGTCCATCTTTAATGGCATTACGAATTAGTTTATCCCATCCAACACGCCCACCATTTTCAAAGAAATTACGTTCCGCAATAGTCAGGACAACGTGTGGTCGCATGTCTCTGTTTTCTGGAGAGATTGCTTTCCGCGAATAAAAACTTAGAACAGCGTACAGCGGCGCATCGTTGTTTCCATATTCCGGTAGCATCATAATAACCGCCGGGTTTCCATCCTTTGTTTTGGTAGATATAGTCATGATCGGCTCGTTGATGCTCATAATGGCTCGCGTCATTTTCTCCACACCCAGATCGTGGAAATGAACCTCCGCCCCTTTGTGCTGCGTTGGGCGTCCGTCCTGAATAGCTTGCGCCTTGCTGACCATGTTTTCGTAAGCATGGTCACGCTGAATGTAAATGTCTCCGTTGATCCCCAGCTTTTCACTAATATATCGTGGCATAATGCTGACAGGAATCAGCTGATTCTGCCGGGTAGCTTTTTCGTTTAACGCATCATACAGTGCTGTAGAAACCGCCTGTTCGCTGAAACTTTTCAAAGAGAACCGCACGCCGTCGCCCTCACCGGCGGCGGTTTT